ATGCTGTTTACCTGAGCATGCAGAACCCAGAGGTGTTCGACATGCAGGGTGAATCCTGGTACGACCAGGATGTTGGGTCCGATGTCTATAACTACATCATGGATGCGATGGAGGACGGCCGAGACGGCGTAATCCTCGAGAACTTTGTTGACGGCGCCACCAAGAGCAGTGCCGAGCCTTCAACGATCTACGTCGTGTTTAAGCCGGAGCAGATCAAGTCGGCCACCGATAACGAGGGCACGTTCGACCCCGCGAATCCCAACATCCGCAAGTCCGCCGATCGCCCTTGGTTCGAGGATCTGAGCAAGCTCAAGGTCTCGACCAACTACCAGCTCGGCGACCTGCTGAAGAGCTCGAAGAAGCTGTCCTGGTGGGACCGCACCGTGGGCACGCAGTACAACCTGGCCACCAAGCAGCCCGAGTTCAAACGCGTGTTCGATGCCGTGCAGTCGTTCATCAACGACGTATCGGCTTACGCAACCCGAGCGGCCGACTTGGCGCCCAGCATCCTGCCCAAACTTGATGGCATTCGCGACATCTTGAAGAAGCCGCTTGCGCTGGAAGACGTCAAGGCGCTGCGCGACCCTGTTTTCGGGGGCACGCTGAACTACATGCGCGACGAAAATGGTGAGCTGGTTGAGACCGACGATGTACAGAAAGCTGGCGTGGTGTTTACCGACGCCGAGCTGCGCGGCAAGTTCAGCCTGAATGACCGCCAGATTGGCCTGTATCGCGAGTTCCGCGATGCAACCGACCGAAGCCTGACGGACCTGGCTCTGAGCGACATGATCCGCTACCTTGGCTCCGATGGCGCCGAGATCCGCGACCAGGTCATGGCATCCGGCAACGTGGATGTGGGCGCTGGCGTCATTGACTCGCACCTAAGCGACCTGGCCGCCAAAGAGCCCGGCCGCCGCGCAGCGCTCGAGGCCACGATTGACGCCATCAAGCAGAAGGCTGATCAAGCCAATGGCCTGATGGACCGCGGCTATGCGCCCCTGTCGCGCTTTGGTCAGTACACGGTCTATGCGGTGGGTAAGGGTGGCGAGCAGCTGTACTTCGGCATGTTCGAGACGCAGCGCGATGCCAACAAGATGGCCCGCGAGATGGCGGATCAGTACCCCGATGCTGAAGTGACCACAGGCACCATGAGCCAGGAGAGCTACAAGCTCTTCAGTGGCGTGACGCCTGAGACTCTGGCCTTGTTTGGCGAGTCGCTGGGCCTTGAGGAAAACGGCATTGATCCCAAGTCCGAGGCCTTCCAGACCTACCTGAAGCTGGCAAAGACCAACCGCTCAGCGATGAAGCGCCTGATCCAGCGCAAGGGCATTGATGGCTTCAGCGAAGATGCTGGCCGGGTGCTGGCTGGCTTCGTGTACAGCAACGCCCGCCAGGTGTCCACCAACCTGAATGCAGGCGAGATCGGCAAGGCCGCCTCGGACATCAAGGATGGCGACGTCAAAGATCACGCGATCCGCCTGATGCAGTACATCCAGAATCCGACCGAAGAGGCGCAGAAGCTCAAGGCCTTGCTGTTCACGGTCTATCTGGGAGGCAATATCTCCTCGGCTCTCGTGAACATCTCACAGACGGCTACAACGACATTCCCCTACTTGTCGCAGTTCGATGGTACTGCGAGCGTCATTAAGCGTCTTGGAGAGGCTGCCAAGCTGGCTGTGCGCGGCATCCGCAACGATGAGGAGCTGAAGCAAGCCCTGAAGCGCGCCGAAGACGAAGGCGTCGTGAGCCCGCAGGAGGTGTTCGCCTTGATGGCCCAGGCCCAGGGCAAGGCTCAGCTGCAGTCCGGTGACGGCACCAAGGTGGGTGATGCGCTGGCAAAGACCAACAACTTCATGACCAAAACCAGCTTGGCATGGGGCCGGCTGTTCAGTGCGGCCGAGCAGGCCAACCGACGTATCGCTTTCATTGCGGCCTACAAATTGGCCCGCGACAAGGGCATGGAGAACCCTTTCGCCTTTGCCGAAAAGACTGTGCTTGAGACGCAGTTCAGCACCAACAAGGGTATTCGTCCAGCGTGGGCTCGCGGCGCCGTTGGCGGCGTTTTGTTCACGTTTAAGGGCTTCACGATTGCCTACCTTGAGTTGCTGGGCCGAATGCTGGGCAACGGCCCTGAGGGCAAGAAGGCGTTTGCCTTGGCCTTGGGTACGCTGTTCTTGTTTGCTGGCGCCGGCGGCCTGCCCGGCATGGATGACCTGGACGACGTCATCGACGGCTTTGCCCAGCGAGTGCTCGGCAAGAGCTTCGACAGCAAGCAAGCGAAGAAGGAATTCTTCGCCTCGATCCTGGGCCAGTCCGGCGCAGAGTTCGTGATGGGTGGCATTAGCAGCCTGCCGGGCGCACCGATTGATGTGTCCGGCCGCTTGGGCCTCGGAAATATCGTACCAGGGACTGGAATTTTTCCGAAGAAGAGTAACTACCAGCGCGACGTTATGGAGGTGCTTGGCCCGGCCGGCAGCCTATTCTCCAGCTACGCCACAGCTGTTGGGCTTGCGGCGCAGGGCGAGGTCGGCAAGGCGGCCGCAACCGCTGCGCCAGTTGGCCTGCAAAATGCCATCAAAGGCATGGACATGGCCGCGATGGGATTTTATCGCGACACCAGGGGCCGCAAGGTCATTGACACCAACGGCTGGGAAGCCCTGGCTAAGTCAATGGGCTTCCAACCAGCCAACGTCAAGCGCATCCAGGATGCCACATCAACGCAGCAAGGCTTGATCGCGCAGAACAAAATGCGAGAAAGCGAAATTGCCGACAAGATGGCCCGAGCCCGCATCGAGCGCAAGCCCGATCTTGCACAAGAGGCTCGCGAAGAGCTGGCCGAGTGGAACCGCAAAAATCCAGGGAGCCCGATCTCCATCGATCAGGCGCAGATTAACAAGCGGGTGATTGAGGCAAACAAGAGCAAAGCCCAAAGGATTGCCGCAACGGCACCCAGGGAGATCCGAGGTGCTGTTGAGCGCGAGCTTTCTAGTGTCGGTCAATAAGCCGGCCAGGGTGTAGCCGGCGTTTTGCCTCAATGTAGGCGGCGCTGGCCTCCTCTGCGGTTTCGTAGTTCCCGATGTGCTGGTATTTGCTGTTGATCGATATTGCAGCCCGCCAGCGCCCACTCTTTGTGTGCAGGTAGGCCCCCGGCAGCCTGGTGTGGTCGCGGCCAACTCTCGGCAATAGGGCGTTTTGCATGTTGATTTCGTGCGTGGCCGCTCGGAGGTTGATGAGAGAGTTGTTGCTGCGGTCGTTGTCTTTGTGGTCAATCTCTTCTTCTGGCCACTGTCCGTAGATGTATAGCCAGGCCAGGCGGTGCGCGTAGTGGAGTTCACCGTCAACTCGGATCACTCGGTAGCCGCCAGTGTTGATGCAACCGGCAATCGGCTTCCAGCGCCCCGGCGCCATTCTCCACCAGGAAAACAAACCGCTCGCCGGGTCGTAACGCAGCAGCTCGCGGAGCCTGGATTGGGTAAGGGTAGAATGCTTATCGCTCATCTGTCGTTGTCCTGTAACGATGGTTTGGGAAGTGAACCGGGGTCGTTGGCGCGATCCCGGTTTGCGAATTCTACGACAAATCAAACACTTGCAGCGGCATGCTCATGCATAATCGAGCATGCACTGGATCTCTGGCCTCGCCATCATCATTGGGTTCGTCGCCCTGGCGATGGCCTACCCGTGGCTGGCGATTCCCATTGGAATTGGCGCGGTCTGGCTGTGGCGATCCTGCTGATCTGAAGCAGGCCCCTGGCGGCGGTTCTTGGCGTGCTCGAGAGTGATCTCGTTGAGGCGCACCCGCAAGGCGTCGGCTGGGATCACCCAGCCGCGGCCGAACTTGGCACCAGGCAGCTCTCCGGCATTGATACGCTCGACCACCGTCTCCTCGGTGCATTGGAGGAGCTCCGCCACCTGGGCCACGTTGTAGATCACTTCGCCTCCACGTAGATGATCTTCTTGTCGGCGGTTATCTCAATGTGGCCAATCCGCCTAAACCAGTTGTGGTCAATCTTGGATTCCTTGCCGCCAGACTTGGGCACCGTCGGCACAAGCCGGTAGGTCACGCCGGACTCGCAGCCGCGGCTTTTAAATCGCTCGACCACAATGTGCCGGGTGATCTTGCCGCCGAAGCCCGTCTCGACCACGTCAAGCGGCAAGAAGGCATCTTCAGGCCGGATTCGCATCGCGCGCCACCTGACTGCGAGCCACCTGCAGCAAGTGAGGGTCGGCCTTGGTCAGCACCTCCAACATCAGGCGCTTTTCCTCAAGGTAGGTCACGGCAAACTTGGGGTCATGCTTAACGATCGATGAGGTGTTGCTGATCAGGTCGGCGACCTTGATGGTCTGCACCCAACCCGGAGCCTTGGCCAGACGGGCCCGTGAGGCGGCCTTGCGCTCGGCGCGATTGCCCTCCTCGAGGTCTGACAAGGCCAGCACGCCCAAGGCAACCTCATCGCCAAACTGGCGACGGATCTCTTCGGGGTTCACGCCCTGATCCTCGATGCTGTCATGCAGCCAGCAGGTGGCCATGAGCCTGTCGGGATGTATCTCAGCGATGTGCCAGCCCACCGACATCGCGATACCGCAGACCTCTGCGAGATGGTCGGAGTAGGGGTTGCCGGTGTACTTGCGCTTTTGCTCGGCGTGGACGTGCCTGGCGAACGTCATCGCCCGGAAGGATAGCAGGTTGTCAGTAGTCATCGCGAGCCTCCAGACGGATCTTCCTCACCGTGTCGCGGCGGCGCTCGTACAGCGTCTTGGACAGCTGAACCGCCTCCTCCAGCTGCCCATCTTCCAGGGTGCCGCAGCCCTTCGATGCAATGCTGGCAAGGACGCACTTGGCGATCTCGTAGAGCCCCTTAGCGCGCTCGGCATCGACCTTCCAGGCCATGATTACCAGCCCGCCAATGGCCTCGACAAGCTGCGCGCACTCGAAGTTGATGGCCACGGCGTTCGCAAACGCCTCACCCTTGACCGCCGCCGTCGAGGACAAAATCTCGTTGAAGTTCTGCCCCAGAAGCTCCAGCTCGCGTTGGATAGATGCGTCGCTCATGGTTCACTTTCGTGTTGCATTGAAACCGCGCCAGCACGAAGCGCAGCGCCACTTGGATTCAGACATATGAATGCCGCCAGCCGGCTCCCGGGGTTTCTCGCACTTGGAGCAGACCCTGAAGGGCTGGGTGTTTTTTGCGCTGCCAGACAGCAGGACGGTCGGGCCGCTCATATCGCACCCCCAGCCAGTGCTGCAGTTGGGTGGTAAAAAGCCTTGGCCTTCATGTAAGCATTGGAGGCTTCATCTTCGCTGGCATATCGGCCGAGGTACATCAGCTTGCCGCCAACACGAATGTTCGCCTCCCAGCGGTTGCGGCCCTTGTCTTTGAAAGAAACGCCCAGCCGCTTGCTGGTCCTGCCTGCAAAGCGATCTGCATGGTGACGGTTGTGCTGGTTTTGCTGTGCAGTTACTTGCCGGAGATTGGACCAGCGGTTGTCGTCACGGATGCCATTGATGTGGTCGACCGGCCCTGCGTGACATGGATATGTTCCGGTCATCCAGAGGAACGCCAAGCGATGAGCCGTGTGTGTCACGTTGTCAACGCTGATGACGACGTAACCGTCGCTGTTTATGCGGCCTGCAGCCTGGCCGACCTTGGTGCGGTTGTTTACCGCCTTCGCCCGAATAAACCGGCCCGTGTCGGCGTCATAGTGCAAGAGCTCTTTGAGCCGCTCTTGAGTGAGTGAAAGCGTCTTCATCACACGCAATCCGCAAGGAACGGCTTCACGTAACGGTCGCTCTTGCCAATTTTTCCACCGACGAGAATCACCGCTGTGCCATCTGCGTTGAGCTTGGATTCATTGCTGAACAGCACGCGGCGATCGGCTTCTTCCTTGTTGTAGCCAGCCAGGTATGCCACGCCATTGCCAGTCACTTCGCCGTCGCACAGGCCATCCAGGAACTTGACGGCGTCCTTGATGCGGATGCCGGTGTGGCCCTGCTTGAGGCGGTGGGCAACGCCCTTGAGGCGGGTCGACACGAGCACCAGTGAGTCGTTGTCGGCGACGGAGCCGGTGACAATCAGCTCGTCCAGCTGCTCGCAGATCTCTTCAAAATGACAGCCGAGCTGCGTGCTCAGGTGGTCTTGGTTGCCGGGCTGCTTGCCTGCGGCCTTGAGCCAGTCCGCGGCGCGGCGAAAGTTGGACTTGTCAGAAAATGGGGTCATGGTCAGGGTAAAGTTTTTGTTGACGGTGAAACAAATTGTAGCACATGTCCGCAAAAAATTAGCGGCGCGATTGCTCGATGGCGTTGTTGACCCGTCGGATTGCATAGCTGCGCACGATGGCGGCGGCGGTGTACACCCAGCCCAACATGAACAGCTCAAAGCCATTGGTGCGCGCACCGATCAGCGGCAGCAGCGCCCAGTTGAGGCAGTAGTTCAAGGCGAAGCCAACAGCGATGTTGGTCCACGCCTCAACGATCGCACCCCGGGGCGTCTGGCCGGCGCCGGTGTTGTTGCGGTAGCTGTACCAGGTAAACACCGCAACAAACACCATCGACGCCAACCCTAGAACGGTAAGCAGGATCATGTTTTCAGCTCCGTGTCATCAATGGTGTAGTGGCGCGGGCTCCTGTCGGAGTACTGGTCGCGCAGCTTGGCCATGGCCTCCTCAATGAAGGCGTAGGTTTCGCGCAGGCCAACAGATGGCGGGCGGTCATCATTTAGCTTTCCGGCCGCCTTGGCATCCAGCAGAATGGCCGCGCATGCCATGATGTTCCCCAGGTGGTGAGTGCCATCGATCGGGTCAAACTCCTCGCCGCTTGTATAGGCGTCGATGTGTCGCAGCATCGCGGAGATGTAGACGCTGGAGCGGACGCCGGCCGAGCGCCAGTTCCATGCGCCGTACTTGAGCGCCCCCGCGTATTGCGCCAGAGACCAATGCGCCGAAGCGATTGGGGAAAGCGTCGACAAGGGAACCTTCTTGTCGCCAATGGCGTCTTTCGGGTTGATGGACTTGGCGCTATCGGTCATAGCGGCTCCCAGTGCGTGAGGTATCTGTGGCCAACCGTCGTGCCGTCGCCCATCAGCAGCATCGTGCTGCCGCAATGGTCTACGAAGCGCCGGCTGCCGACCCTGTAGCTGTGCGCGAGCCTGATGTCGACTTCGCCAGGAGGCATCAGCGATTTCCGCATCAGCATGACGTCGGGCTTCTTGCGAAAGAGGCGCTTTATGAACTCGATCATGCGTCCTCCCGTGTCACGGATTCGGACTCGGTGCCCGACGCCAGATAGCCGGGGGTCGGGTAAGAGCCGTTGCCGCCGGGATGGCCGTCCACGGGCCTCATCACGTTGCGCTGCACGGTCTCGCGCACAGCATTCGGTTTGAACACCATTGCCATTGCGCCTTGCCAGGCCTCAGCCACAGCCTTGTGCTTGTCAGCGTCGTAAATGGCCTTCTGGCCGGCTTCGTTGAGCGCCTTGGCGTCGGCCAGCTGCTTCTCAAGGTCGACGATGACCCCCGACTGGTGGCGGATCTCTTCGCCTTGCCGGGTGCTGGTTTCGCACAGCCCGTCGTACCGCTTCTGCAGGGCATAACGCTCCTCGAGCGTCGCCTTCAGGCTGTCCTTGATCTTCTTGATGCCCTCGAGTGCATCAAGGCCAAATGTCTTCGAGGCGACGAGGTCGTCGATCTGCTGGAGGAGTTGTTCGTTAGTGCTCATGCTGCACCGCCTTTCTCTGCGGTGATCGCCTTTTTGATTGCCCGGACGGGCTTGAGTGTTATCGCGGGTGTTTTGCGGAAGTTCCGGAAGTTCATGTGGTTCTCCTGGTGATTAAAAGTGGGCCTACTCGCTGCGTCTGTGAAATGGGCAGGAACGCCCAACTCGCTTTTGCCGTCACAGCATCCGCTTTCAGCCAGATTGGTTAAGCCTGAGCGGGTTCGCTCGACGACGGGGCGGCTTCGTCGGCAGCAGGAGACTGCGTGGCCGAGTCAGTGATCTGCTCGTTCACCAGGTCGGCCTCCGATGCGGATGTGCCGTCGGTTTCGGCAAACGCGACTGCCGTGTCAATCACGGGCGGGGGCGTTTCTGCACCCGGCTCTTGCGCGGGCTGAATGCCTGCTGCGCTGATCTGGTGGGGCATCCAGGTGGCGTGCGCGCTGTCGCCCCAGTCTTCGCCTGGCTGCACCAGCGTCACGTTGCTGCGCTGCTGGGTGTTGCCATAGGCATCGAAGACGGCCAGGTTGATCAGGCGATCGTGGTGAACGCCGGCGACGATGGCCGCCAGGGGCTGGTTGTTCAGAGTGGCAATGCCGTCATGAGGAGCTGGATAAAACCAGACGATGCGGCCGGGTGTGGGAGAAATGACTTGAGTCATGGGTTTCCTTGTGGTTAAAAAAAGATTGCCGATCAGAATGGGATGTCGTCATCCATGTCTTCGAGGCCGCGGTTGTTCTGCGGCCGCTGCTGGTTGTTGCCCTGGCGAGGCGCATTGCCGCCGCTCTGTGGGCGCTGCTGGGGTGCATTGCCTTGCTGGCGCGGCGCGTTGCCTTGCTGGCCGCCACCTTCGCCGCCTTGGCGTGAGCCCAGCATTTGCATGGTGTCGGCGCGGATCTCGGTCGCGAACTTCTCGACGCCGTCCTTGTCGGTGTACTTGCGCGTCTGCAGCTTGCCTTCGATGTAGACCTGGCTGCCTTTGACCAGATACTGGCCAGCGATCTCGGCGAGCTTTCCGAAGAAGCTCACGCGATGCCACTCGGTCTGCTCTTTCTGTTCGCCGGTCTGCTTGTCTTTCCACTTGTCGGTGGTTGCGATTGCGATGTTCGCCACAGCGTCGCCACTGGGCATGTAGCGAACTTCGGGGTCTCTCCCAAGGTTGCCGACGAGAATCACCTTGTTTACGGACGCCATGTTTGGCCTTTCTTCACTTGTAGTACGTGGATAGCTGGTTGTAGGTTTGGGTAAGCACAACCAGTTTCGGGTTGCTCTGGCCGACCACTTTTTTGGCCTGCACAGCGAGCTTCTTGAATGCGACTGCGGTCTCGTACGAGCCCCCGTTCACACTGTCTGGAACTCGGCGCAACATCTCCTTGATGCGGCCGAGGTAGTAATCGATTTGCTCTTTGGTGTTGGTGTCTTGGCTCATAAAAACTCCTGCCTGTATTATGCCAACAAAATGTTGAACCGCAAACAAAAAAAAGATGTCCGACCGATTTTGTCGGGATTAGCGCTGACTAGGATTGAAGTTGGCATAGGCGCGCTTCAACTGCAGGTACATGGCACGGGTGGACATCGGCTCGTTGATGACTCGGTCGTGCCCCTTGATGGTGGCCACGACGAGCTCACGAGATACGTTCTCCTTGTTGGAGTGCATCTCGATGGCGGCCATCTTGCGCAGCGCGCGGGCCTTCTTTGCATTCATGACTTTCCTTCTGCGCTCACGCGCCTTTGACACACAAAATTTGCTTGAGGACGTGAACCACGTCGACCAAGTCGGTCTGGTTGGACATGACCACGTCGATGTCCTTGTAGCTGCCGGGAATCTCGTCAAGCACTGCGTCGTCCTTGCGGCACTCCACGCCTTGCGTCTGCTCGACCAGGTCGGTCAGGGTGAAGCGACGACGCGCCTCGGTGCGAGACATCTTGCGGCCAGCGCCGTGGCTGCATGAGCAGTAGGACTGCAGATCGCCCTTGCCGCGCACGATGTAGCTGCGCTGACCCATTGACCCGGGGATGATGCCTAGATCGCCTTCGCGGGCCCGAATGGCGCCCTTGCGGGTCACCCAAAGGTTCTTGCCAAAGTGGCTCTCGCGCGCCACGTAGTTGTGGTGGCAGTTGATCGCCTCCTGCGTGATGGTGAATTCGACGGGGATGTGGCGGCGCAGAGCTGCAATCACCTTGGTCATCATCCGAGCGCGGTTCTCCAGCGCGTAGCCCTGGGCCCACTCGACGGCCGCCATGTAGTCGTTGAAGTCATCGGTGTTCTCGGGCAGGTAGGCGAGGTCGCCGTCGGGCAGGGTGATGAAGAACATCTCCATGTTCCGCTTGGCCTTCTCGATGTAGTGCTTGCCGATCATGTTGCCGATGCCGCGTGATCCGCTGTGCAGCATGATCCACACGTCCTGGTTCTCGTCGATGCACAGCTCGATGAAGTGATTTCCGGAGCCGAGCGAGCCCATCTGGGTTGATGCCTTGACCAGAAACTTGTCGAGGTTGCCGCCGAACAGGGGGTCAACCACGGTGCGCTGGATTTCCGCGCTGATCAGCCCGATGTCGGTCGTGTGGTCGTGCGCACCGCCTGCGCCCAGAGGCACATCGCGCTCGATCTGGTCGCGGATTGCCTTGAGCGACTCGGGCAGATCGGACGCTTTGAGCGACAAGCGAACGGCGTTCATCCCGCAGCCGATGTCAACTCCAACCGCGGCGGGGATCACAGCCTTGTCGGTTGCGATCACAGTGCCCACTGTTGAGCCGATGCCGGCGTGAACATCGGGCATGCAGGCCACGCCATTGGAGGCAATGAAAGGCAGGCGAGCCAGGTTCTTGAGTTGCGTCAGCGCCTCGACCTCGATGTCTTCGGTCCAGATCTTGATGGGCCGTGAGCCCTGGTCGTGAATTACTTGCTTCATGATTCATCTCGCAGTTTTTCGTTCGTGCTCGCTATTATGCAACAAAATGTTGGCAGCACAACAAAAGGATGGTATTTGATTTGGCGCTTACGACATACGCCGACGGTGCCGCCCGGAACCCCGGGCCTTCACCACCGCTACGCAGAGGTGCCGTCCGATTCAAGCAATCAGTTCTTGTAGTCGAGCGAGATCGCCTTGAAGCTGTACAGGCTGTTGACGTCGCGGAACACCAGGCCTTCGCCGGGCGTATTCTTGCCGTACTCGGCCGCGCTGGACATGTCGCGAATTGCGTCGTGACCAGGGAAGCCGGAGCCCGCGGCCACGATGGATGCCATGGGGATCTCGAGGTCCTGGCAGATGCCGACCAGTGCGCCGAAATGGGCGCGGCGACGCTCTGCGATGCTGTACAGCGTGAAGGCTGCGATCTCCAGCTCTGTCAAGCCCATTGGGTTGGCCTGGATGCCGGGGCCGACGACTTCGAACTGCAGAGCAAAGCCATGCGGCAGGCGCTCAAGGCCGTACTTGCGCGCGGCCTGCCAGTAGACGTTGCCAGAGCCGCTGGCCGTGAACTCCTTGAGCTCCAGGTTGCGGCTGCAAACGTGCATGCCGTCGTCGTCATTCCATACGGTGCAGCTTGTGCCGTCGTACTTGAGGGTGGCCACCCAGTCAGAGCCGTGCATGAGCTCCTCCAGGTCGCGAACGCGCTGAAAATTCGGCTCATCGGTCTTGGGGATGAAGCTCGGGAAGTTGCCGCGCACGTCGCCGGCAATCGCGGCCGGGATAGGCTTCTCGTGCCTGGTGACGCCGAACATCTCGGTCACATCGTCGCCGTCCAGCAGCAGGCTCTCTGCGCCCTCGGCCTGGACGATCACGCACTCGCTGGGCACGCCCTTGAAGCGGGCCATGCGCACGCGCCATTTGTGGCGCTCCATGAATTCCCAACGATCGCTTGGCTGGAGGATTGCGTCCTGCAAAAACACGATGACGCGACTGAACAGGTTGATGTCTTTGCCGACCACCCCGGACCAGGTGCCTTCGTCGCCGCAGCTAACGATGGCCTGGTGGATGCGGTCTGCGCCTTCGATTGCGTGAACAGCGGTCACTGTCCCGATTACTGCCAACTTCATTGTGGTGCTTTCTCAGCGGTCATTCGCTGCTTTAGTGCTTCCTGCATTCCCTGCAGGTCATAGGGGTTGATCTTTTCGAACTCTTTGGCGGCGTGCCAGGCCCAGGCCTTCCAGCCCGGGGTTGCAGCCGATTTCACAAGGCTGGCCAGGATTCGCTCGCGGTGCTCCTCGTTGATCACAGAAACTGCTTTGCGATCCAGCCGATGGCAAGGCAAAACCACGGTTGCAGAACCGACTTTGCGATTAACTTCCAGCCCTTGTCGTCTGAGCCTTTGCGGTGTCCGCGCATCGCCGACATGGTCACGGAGATGCCGATGGCCGCGGCGATACCGATCGCCGGCAGGCCGAGCGGGACAATGAACCAACCCCACAAAACGCTGATTGCCCAAGCCTGCTGGATGACCAGCAAGCCGATAAGCGCAATAGCGAACGGGGTGGCGATGATGGTGGTGGTGATTGAATTTTTCATGCTGCGATGGCCTCCAGGTTGAACATTGGGGCGCTGAGCAGCTTCACGGCGTCCTCGACGCGCTTGTTGAACTTCAGCAGGCCAATCTCCATGTCTTCGATGAAGTTGTCGTCGCGCTTGATGCGCTTGACGTACAGGTCGTTGTTCACGCCCTTAAGGGGCGGGATGTACATGATGAAATCGCACCACTCGCGGCCCGAGATCCACATGCCGCCCTGGATCTGATGGATGTACTCCGAGACGTCGCCGGTGCGGATCATCTGTACGATCTTGTTGCTGTTCTGCGGCGTCTTTACTTCGATCATTCCCTTGGTGCCGACGAACCCGTCCGTGCTGTAGCCGAACAGTCGGTCGTCGGTGAGGATGATCCCGGTCTCATCGACCATCACGCCGTAGAGCGACTCGTAGCGCATGCGGGCGAAGCCTTCCATCTCAGTGCCACGCTTCATCGCGTAGGTCTGGAAGGTGTCGCCGTACGGTGCGCCACTGATCCGCTCAAAGGCGGTGTCGTAGGCCAGGCCGTCAGAGGCGTCGGTTGGGTCGCCAGCCTCCTTGTCGCCCGACTTGCGCTTGAGCACAGCCAGGGCGTCGCTGAAGGTGCTGGCGGTGATGACGCCGGCTCGTGCTTGGTGCCAGGCTTCTGTGCCCTGCTCACATTCCACAAAAATCATTGAAGAGCTCCTTACGTTTGTTGATGTATGCCGATTGCGCCTCCGCTACGGTGTCGAAGACACCTACTGAGATTTGTCGCTTCTTGTAGCCAATGCGAGCCTGGAATCGACCAAGTCGCGTGCGTCGAACTCCCATGGGTAGGCTGGACTGCTTTGCGCGTGACCGGTGATTCCATGCGTTTTGAGTAGGTGTCGCGTGTCTCAGATTTACCGCTCGGTCATCAGTGGAGTTGCCATTGATGTGATCAACACAGTCACTTGGCCATTCCCCTGTTGCAACGAACAGAATGATTTGAGCGCGCTTGTATGCGACGCCGCCAATCTTGATTACCCAGTAATCCTTGCAGTGGCCAGCTCGCGGCCCCCCTGCTTCCTTGCCAACCAGATCCGGGTGGTGCTTTGACGGATCGCGCCAGAAGCATCGACCGGCATTGCAGTCAACAATTAGCCGCTCGGTCACTTGCTCAAGCGTCAATGGCGTGTTGCGCTTCATTGGGTGCTTTCCATGTCGACTGTGTTCTGTTCGCGCAGCACGGTGCGACGGGCCATCGCTGCGTCTTTGAATGTGATGGCGCCTTGCTTGTCCTGGGCGGCAAGTGCGGCGGCCATGGCGGTGGCGTAGACCTTGGTTAGATCGGCCTCGGTGGTGGCAGCATTGGCCTGAGCAATAAAGCCCGACAGGTCGAATCCCGCGGCTGCTCCAGCAGCTGGCGCGTGCAGATCGGACAGGCCTTCTTCGCCATCCGTGTTCAGGTGGTGGATCGCCTTCTGGAAGCGGTCGTCGTTGCTGATGCGGGGCCAGTACTTGGAGCCGCGCTTGACCACCGTCTTGCGGCACATCTCACCTTCGTCGGTGACCCAGGGGCACTTCTTCTGCTTGCTGACCCATGCCTTCCAGGCGCTCGAGCGGTCGCGGATGTCATAGATCTCGCTGATGCTCATGACGTCGGTCAGGTAGTCACCGTCACGGGTCTTTGCCACGACGTACGCGCCGATCAACTCACCCTTGTCCTTGGCCAGCGGGTTGCGCTCATGGATCGGTGGCTTGTCGAAGCCGTTGATCTTGAAGTTCTCGCTGGCGTAGACCAGGTTGGCCTGAGCCCACAGGATCGAGCCGCAGTCCACGGCCAGATCGATCAAGCCCATAAAACTTAAATCAAGACAGATCTTCCCGTCACGCGGGACCAAGTAGGCCTGCTTCTTTGCGGGGTTGAGGCTGATGCCAATGGCGGCGACATTGGTCACCGCATTGATTACCGACTGACGGTTGCTCATGGCCATCTTCAAGGCGTACTCATTTGCCTCGAGAATCTGAATTGCAAAACCAGCCTCACGGTCAAAGTTTATGGAGCGATCTGCGAGAACCGCGTCAAACGAATCACGCGCTCCGTAAATGTCGCCAGTAATGATTGCGAGTGCGTTGCTCATGAAACTCTCCAGGATTTCTTGGCGTCTTTTTCATACTGGATTGATGCGTAGTGATTCGCGACCAGTTCCTTGAGATTGGCCAGGTCTGTGTGGCGGCTACCGGTGTACTTGGCGTTCGTCCAAAACATCATGTCGAAGGTGTCGAGGTAGACCCAGCCGGCCTTGGCCAAGCTCAGCTTGCGCATGCCAAAGCGGCCATCTCCAAACTGGCAGAAGTGCGGCTTGAATGGGTTGTAGAGTTTCATGCGGCCACCTTTGCGTTCAGTGTTTCGGCGGCGCGCTGGATGTAATCTTCGGCCTCTTCGGGATCAATCTCGAAGGCCTCAGCGACAACGGCAACCACGCGAGCTGCAAACGACAGGGCTTCGTCTTCACGCGCCTTGCGGTCGGCGGCTTCTTTGGCCTTGCGGGCGGCGGCTTCTTCGGCTTCGCGCTTGGCCTTAACTGCTGCTTCGGCTGCAGCTTTGTCGGCGAGCTCTTTGGCAATGTCGGCCTTCTGTTCATCCAGGGCGCGCTGCTGCTCGTCCATCTTCGCCTGTGCCGCAGCCTTCTCCGCGGCGAATGCGTCCTGCTGCTGGCGCAGGAACACCTCGCGCTGCTCGGCTTCGCGCTTGGACTTGGCGTTGGCTTCGTCGATGGCGCGCTGGGCAGCGGCAGCCACCTCGGCGGCAGCGCGGGCGTTGGCTTCTTGCAGCTCGCGGACTTGGCGGGCCAGCTCGGCAGCCTGGGCGGCTTGCTCAGCGGCAACGCGCTCGAGCTCGGCGCGCTCGGCAGCCA